GGTGCACTAACTTTCAATACAAACGTTTATTATAGAAGAGTGGTTGTAACTAATCTTCTCTAAGGTATTGCTTTTTAAAAAGTAATACCATTTGACTAGAAAAACCCTGGAGGGAAACTTCCAGGGTTTTTTGTTAAATAGCAAAAACTATTTGGTGAGTGTCCAATGAGTACTCAAACTATGCCTAATATGCTTTCTCCTCTTAATTTTAAATTTACACTAAAGAGAGCACCAAATCTAAATTTCTTTGTTCAAAGAATAAACATACCAGGTGTTGCTTTACCTAAAGTTGATACACCAAATCCTCTAATAAAAATACCCCTATCAGGTGATCATCTTGAATATGATGAATTAGATGTTACATTTAAGGTAGATGAAAATTTACAGAATTATCTTGAAGTACATAATTGGGTTAGAGCACTAGGTAAACCATCATTTCAGGAATATGCAACATTAGCTAATAAAGCAGTATATACTGGCGAGGGTTTAAAGTCAGATATAGTAGTTACTGTATTAACTAGTCAAAAAAATTCTAACTATGAATTTATTTTTAAAGACGCATTTCCTATATCCATTTCATCTATAAGTTTTCAAAGTACTGATGAATCAGTTAATTACATTGAAGCATCTGCCAGATTTGTATACACCATCTTTGATATTGTGAAAGTTACATGAGTGAGAGTGGCGGCGGACCTATAGTTTATATCTATGAATTAGAAATTGCACAGACGCCAGTTAATGTGCCATATATTGATGGTGATAATAGACCTACAGATGACACTGGTAATACTGTATTATACTCAGTATATGCAAGTACATCATTTACAATAGATTTACAATTTACACTTTATCAAATTGATGAAGCTAATCCATTAAGTAAAACTGCAGTACCTATTGGTGAACTTGATTATCAACTTACTGGCGGTTATAATGGTATAACATTTACTCTTCTAGATTCATTACCCATAGAAAACCCTAGAGTTAGAGTAAGTGGTTCAATATCTGGTGGATCAATAAACATAGCAGAAAATTATAGATTTGTATTAGATCAAGAAACTTATCCTCAAGTTATTACAACACCACAACAGGTACCAAATGATTTTTTGGCAATAGTTCAATGGTATCCACCATTTATACCTATTGGTTATTTTCTTATAAGTCCAAATCAAAGTACTGGTGGGTATATATTTACAGCAAAATCAACTACAAATCCTAGTCAAAATAATGATACTGTAACTATGACTCAACATGTTTATTGGAATTATAATCCATCAATAGTCGCATTTAAACAATTGGTATCACAAGGAATAGTATAATGCCTGCAGCAGCTAGAGCAGATGGTAATGATATAGTGTTTTCAAAAACAGGTTTAGGTAAAGATTGTAAATTTCCTAATCCTAATGTTGTTACAGGTCCTGGTTCAGGCGAAGTTTATATTAATAAATTTAAAGCTGTTGCGCAGGGTGATCAAGTAGGTTCGCATGCATTTTCTGGGTGCGGTCCTGATAACTCAACTCTCACAACATTTTCATCCACTGTATTCATTGGTGGAAAGGGTGTTGGTCGTATAGGTGATGAATATGGCACTGATAATATTATAACTAGAGGTTCTTCAAATGTTTTTATTGGTGGTTGACAATTAACATAAGTTATGATACTATATAATATCATTATAATTATGGATATTGAATATGAATTTTGAATCTTTGTTCTCTGAATGGGAAAAAGATGCTGATATAGATAAGACAGACTTAGCTAATGAAGCTCTTAAGATCCCAAAGTTACATCACAAATATTATCGACTATTGGTCACAGAAAAATCAAGATTAAAAAAATTAGAATCTGAATATAAAAAACTTAGATTAGAAAAAACAGAGTTCTTTACACAAGGTCATGATGATGAAACAAGAGCCAAAGGTTGGAAATTACCAGCTAAAGGTATCATTATCAAATCAGATATTCCGATGTACTTGGATGCAGATCAAGATTTAATTGATATATCATTACAAATTGGCATTCAACAAGAAAAAGTTGAATTTCTAGATTCAATTATCAAGACACTCAATAATCGTGGATATATTATTAAAACCGCTGTAGAATTTATACGATTTACCATGGGTGGCTAATGGATAAGATTATAGTTAAAAAAGTTAATGAAGTCTACAATAAAATAGACTGTGAACCAGGAATTGCTATGGAATTGGCTCAGGAATTTACCTTTGAAGTTCCAGGTGCTAAATTTATGCCTACAGTTAGAAATAAAGTTTGGGATGGAAAAATACGTCTTCTTAACCCATTGACATGTTTACTCTATGCTGGTTTAAATGATTATGTAGAAAAATTTTGTCAATCTAGAAATTATGAATATGAGACTGAAGGATTAGAAAATGATGAAGAATTTTCTATTCATGAAGCCAAAAAACTAATTGAAAAGATGGCTATCACAAAAGAACCTAGAGATTATCAGATTGATGCTTATGTACATGCTGTAAGGAAAAGAAGAGCATTATTATTATCTCCTACTGCATCTGGTAAATCACTTATCATCTATATGTTAACCAGACATTATGCTACTAATACTCTTATTATTGTACCAACTACATCACTAGTTCATCAAATGGCTTCTGATTTTGTTGATTATGGTTTAAAGGGTGATATCATTCATAAGATTATGGGTGGTATTGAAAAAGAAACTAATAAACCTATTGTAATCTCAACTTGGCAGTCTTTATATAAACTACCTAAAACGTGGTTTGATAAATTTAATCTTGTCATAGGAGATGAATCACATCTATTCAAAAGTAAAAGTCTGACTACTATTATGACAAATTTGTCTTCTTGTCAACATCGTTTTGGATTTACTGGTACTTTGGATGGCACACAAACAAATAAGATGGTTTTAGAAGGTTTATTTGGTCCTGTTAGAAAAGTTACAACCACTTCAGAACTTATGAAGAAAGGCACTGTTGCTGAATTAAAGATTAAAGCACTAGTACTAAAATATTCAGATGATCTTAGAAAAGAAGTCTCTAAGATGGATTATCAAGGTGAATTAGACTTCATTGTTACTAATCAAGCCAGAAATAAATTTATTAAAAATCTAGTTTTATCATTAACTGGTAATACTATTGTATTCTTCAACTTTGTTGAGAAACATGGTAAAGTCATGCATGAGATGTTGAAACAAGAAGTAGGAACAAGACCACTATTCTTTATATCTGGTGATGTATCGGCAGATGAACGTGAAGCAATCCGTCATGCTGTTGAATCATCTACTGATTGTATTATATTAGCTAGTTCAGGTACTACATCAACAGGTACTAATATTATTAATCTACAAAATATTATATTCACAAGTCCTTCCAAGTCTCGTATCCGTAATCTTCAATCAATTGGTAGAGGACTTCGTAAGTCTGAAGACAAAGTCTCGGCTACTTTATATGATATTGCAGATGACCTTAGTTGGAAATCCAAAAAGAATCATACAATTCTTCATTTCCTTGAACGTATCAAGATATACTCTAGTGAATCATTCAATTACAAGATATATCCAATAGACTTAAAGTAACCTATACCATTCCTTTTTCCTCAATCCTGATTATATACACTTTTTTATGGATGTCAATAGATGAAAACTACAACAAAAAAACATTATGTGAATAATAAAGATTTTATTGTGGCACTTAATGAATATAAAGAAAAACTAAAAACAAATCCTGAAGCAAAGATTCCAGATTATATTGGTGTCTGTATCCATGCAATTTGTACTAAAATGGCAACCCGACCAAATTTTTCTGGTTATTCATTTCGTGAGGAAATGGTTGGTGACGCAATTGAAAACTGTCTGGAAGCTGTAAATAAATTTGATCAAGAAAAATCTATGGAAAGATCTAGATCAGGTGCTGTTAATGCATTTGGTTATTTTTCTTGGATTGCCTGGAATGCATTTATTCGTAGAATTGGTAAAGAAAAAAAACAAACCTATATCAAACATAAGAATATGCAACATTTAAATATTTTTGAAGATGATATTCATGACTCAGGTAATCATGTATCAGATCAAATCATTACCGATTATGAATTTAAATTGACAAAATCAAAAAAGAAGGATATAGTAGGGATAGAAAAATTTGTTGACGGTGAATAAACATGAAATTGGCTATTATAACTGATACCCACTTTGGAATTAGAAATGATAATGTTGCATTCCTAGATGCAAATAAAAACTTTTTTGATACCGTCTTTTTTCCTACTTTAAATACAAATAATATCAAACATATTATTCATCTTGGTGATGTTGTAGACCGTCGTAAGCATGTTAATTTTCTTACTGCTAGTCGGTTACGTTCTGATTTTTTAGATAGGATTCAAGAGTATGATATTCGTGGTACTTTTATTGTCGGTAATCATGATACGTTTTACAAGAACACAAACAAAATCAATGCACTTACAGAACTCATCGACGGAAAATATCCAAATATTGCACTACACACAGATCCGGTAGAACTAATTCTTGATAACTGTAAGATGCTTCTTCTGCCATGGATTTGTGCTGATAATCAAGAAGCATCAATGAAACTAATTCAAGAAAGTAATGCTAGACTTTGCATGGGTCATCTTGAAATTGAAGGTTTTGAGATGTATCGTGGGTCTATTTCATCCCATGGTGAAAAGAAAACAACCTTTGATAAATTTGAACTAACACTCTCTGGGCACTATCATCATAGGTCTAGTGATGGTTCAATTACATATCTAGGTTCACACGCTGAATTTACATGGTCTGATTATAATGACCCTAGAGGTTTTCATATTCTAGATACTGATACTTTAGAGTTGACATTCATTCAAAATCCATATAATATGTTCAAGAAGATATGGTATGATGATTCAAAACATACTATTGAAAGTATACTAGATTTTGAAACATCAATTTTTACTAATACTTTTGTAAAGATTATTGTTCAAAATAAAAACAATCCCTATTGGTTTGACTTATTTTGTGAGAAACTTGAAAAAGCAACACCAATTGATATCTCTATTGTTGAGGATCATCATAATCTAAATACGGAAAATGATGAAGATATTATTGATGAGGCTGAGTCCACTCTTGATATCTTTAAAACTCATATTAAACAACTTGATTCGGTCAATCAGGATAAACTTGAACGACTAATTACTGATCTTTATAATAAAGCTTTGACTATGGGTGTAGAGTAATTTATTGATGCTAAATTTTAAAAAACTTCGGTGGAAGAATTTATTATCTACTGGTAATCAATTTACAGAACTTGATTTATATAATGTTGATCCAACACTTATAGTAGGAAAAAATGGTTCAGGAAAGTCATCTTTATTAGATGCTTTGACATTTGTTCTATATGGTAAGCCATTTCGTAATATCAATAAACCACAATTACTTAATACCATCACTAAAAAAGAACTTCTAGTAGAGATTGAGTTTTCTTCAGGTAAGAATGAATATCTTATCCGACGTGGTATGAAACCAAATATCTTTGAAGTTTATTGTAATGATATTCTACTCAATCAATCTGCCGATATGCGAGACTATCAAGAGATTCTAGAGAAACAAATTCTCAAATCTAACTACAAAACATTTTGTCAAGTAGATATTCTAGGTTCTGCATCATTTGTTCCTTTTATGCAATTACCTGCTGCACAACGTAGAGCAGTTATTGAAGATTTACTAGATTTGCAAGTATTCACAACAATGAATACTTTACTAAAAGAACAAATTGCTGATAACTCTTCTTCCATTACTCGTAATGAGTATGAAAAGAGGATGAACGATGAAATGATTCAAGTGATTAAAAGTCATCTTGAACAAGCTAGGTCTAAAAGTGATCGTTATATTTTTGAAAAACAAACTGCTATTGAAGATTTAAATACAAAATTAAATAATACAATATATTTGATTGAAGATATTAAAAAGAAAATTGATGATATTCAGTCAGGTATGTGTGATGAAAAGAAATTAAAAAAGAAAACACAACAATTTAATGAACTTAAAACAGAACTTAATACAAGAAAAGCATTATTAGAACAAGAAATTAATTTTTTTGAACAGCATGATTCTTGCCCAACATGTAAACGAGAAATTGGTTCTGATTTAAGATGTGAGAGTGTTTCTAATACTACTTTAAAACTTGAAGAATTAAATCAAACTATTTCAGAATTACAAATACGTCTAACCAAACATGAAGAAAAAGTAACTGAGTTCTTTACTAAAGAAAATGAAAAACATAGACTTCTAACGGAATACAGAAGTCATCATCAAGTCACACTTCATATTGAGCAGCAAATTGAATCTTTACAAAAAGATATTGATACTGCAAAAGAAGAAGTTGAATCTACCAATGATATGCAAGTAGCTGATCTTGAACAAAAGAAATTAACACTTATCGAAGAATATAATGAGTTACAAGACACTAAAAAGACACTATCGGTTGCTGCATCACTTCTAAAAGATGGTGGTATTAAGACTAAAATTATCAATCAATATGTACCAATCATCAATAAATTAATCAACAAATATCTCTCTTCTATGGATTTCTTTGTTGATTTCCAACTTAACTCTCAGTTTGAAGAAACAATTAAATCAAGACATAGAGATGAATTTAGTTATGCTTCTTTCTCAGAAGGTGAGAAACAAAAGATTGACTTAGCACTACTATTTACTTGGAGAGCCGTTGCTAAACTTCGTAATTCCATGTCAACAAATCTACTGATTCTAGACGAGATTATGGACGGCTCAATGGATACTAATGCTTTGGACATGCTTATGACTATTCTAGAATCAGTATCAGAAAATACATCACTATTTGTTATCTCACATAGAGAAAACATGAGTGAAAAATTCCCCAACATAATAAAGTTTGTAAAATACAAAAACTTTAGCCATATTGAAACATAAGGATTATATAATGACCGAAGAACCTAATATCATTACAGAAGTGCTTGAAGACGGTACTGAGTTCAAGATTGATCTTGATCTTTGCAATGATGTTGCTGATCAAATTATGATGAAGATCTTTGAAGCAGAAGATGATGAAACTCTAAAACACTATGATGTTGTTGCAACATGTTTTAATATGTTTATCAATACATATCATGTTCTTCTTGGTGCTGGTTGGACTAAAGATGAACTTAAACAAGAATTAGAAGAACATTTTATCAACCATAAAAACTCTATGAACTAATGTTTATTCTTAAGTATACTGATCCTATCTTAAAAGAAGTCAGTCAAAACTTTGACTTCCGTGAGCCACCATTTGATCCTATTGAGTTCTCTCAAGAACTTGTTAAGACAATGTATGAGAATAATGGCATTTGTTTATCTGCAATTCAAGTAGGTGTTCCTTATAGAATTTTTGCAATGCGTGGTGCACCAGAAAACTTTGTATGTTTTAACCCAAGAGTGGTTCAAGCGTCACAACAAATGATCCGTCTTGAAGAAACATCGTTGACATATCCTGGTTTGTGTGTTAAGATAAACCGACATCAACATTGTCGTGTTCGTTTTTCTACACCTAATGGTGAAGTCAGAACAGAAACATTTACAGGAATGACAGCTCGTGTATTTCAACAGTCCATTGACTTTCTTGATGGTAGAATATTCTATTCAACCGCTAATCGTATTCATCGTGAGCAAGCTCTAAGGAAGTGGAAACGGTAACTTGAATATCTTTTATATTTCGAATGACCCAGTTCAAGCAGCACAATGGATGGTTGATAAACATGTGGTAAAAATGATTCTTGAATCAGCACAATTGCTATCTACTGCACATCGGATTATTGATGGTATTGAGACTGCTGGTAAATCAAAAACTGGTCGAAATGTAAAGCGTTGGATTCTTGATGATTCACGAGATTCAGTCATTTATACTGCTACTCACGTGAATCATCCTTCGGCTGTATGGTGTCGTAATTCAGTCGAAAATTACAATTGGCTAGTAGAGCATTTTTATGCTCTTGGACAAGAATACACTTATCGTTATGGTAAAGTTCATAAGTGTTTTCAGGGTGACTTAGCTTATATGCTGTTATCTCCTCCAAATAATCTTCGTAAATATGAATGGACTAAAATGCCTTCAGCAATGGCTGAAGAGTATAAAATCAGTGATGATCCATTGACAAACTATCGTAATTATTATAAGGTGGCAAAAGCACGTATGCATGTCTGGAAAAACAGGCAACCACCAAATTGGATTTTTTCAGGAGTATAGTATGAGTACAAATTGGTCAAAAGATATTAATAAAATGCATAAACACTACGGTGTTTCTCAAATCATTAAAACTATGAGTCCAGAGAAACTCAAGAAATTCTTAGAGTTTAGAATTGACTTTATTCGTGAAGAATTAGATGAGTTAGTAACTGCAGAGACAGCTGAAGATGCAGTTGATGCTCTCATCGACTTATGCGTGGTAGTTATCGGTACATTAGATGCTTTTGATGTAGATGCTAATAAAGCATGGAATGAAGTACTAATAGCTAATATGAATAAGAAGACTGGCGTAAATACTTCCCGACCAAACCCGATGGGACTACCTGACCTGATTAAGCCAGAAGGATGGCAAGCGCCGTCACACGAAAGTAACCATGGGCTACTGACTAAGGTGTTCTGATGTTTATGAATAACTGGCGTGCTGCTCTCGGTAAGTCCGGCGAAGAACTAGTACGTAGAGTCTTACTGAGTAAGCATGACTTAGTAGAAGAGACAGTATGGTACGACTCTCAGAAAGACGGCGTCGTTGACTCAAAGCAATACGAAGTTAAGACACTCATGGAGAACTACGCTTATCACGCTTTCATACTTGGTTCTTCTCAATGGACTAAATGTGAAAATGTTGATAGGTTGTTCTTTGTTCGTATCCCAGAAGTAGAAGCACCTATTCGTATTTATGAATGCCCAAAGAGTTATAGACAGCCAACACACGTGTTTATGAATGGTGATAATTGTCGTGTTTTTAGATTGACAAAGCTTACTCTGTATGATACTATACATGATGAGAAGCTAGGTGAATATTGGCGTTCTTTAACTAAAACAAAATACATGAGGAATAAACTATGAGCGAAGATAGAGAATCAGTCAAAGTTCTCAAAGAATGCATTGAACTTCAACTCAAGAAGTCTCAGGACTATCAGAATCCTAATTCAAATGTTACTCAGGCAATGCATTATCGTCGCGGTGTAGATACTATTCATGACACTTTACAGGGAAAGTTATTCCGAGCCCAGTCTCTTCTTGAGTCCGGTACTTATAGTCAAGCTAATTTTGAGTCACTTGAAGATACATATAAAGACCTGATCAATTATGCTTCTTTTGCTGTAGCTTGGCTACGTGGCGGTGTTCCTGGTCAAGACACGACTAGAGATATATTTAACCGAACCGGTGAAATGTGATAGTTTGTAATAACGTAAATATGATTCGCGAGGAGTTCAAGCGGCTCCTCGCAAATGAATTTTATGTAGAAGATAAATCTGGTGTTAAATTACTAGAGATAGTAAATGCTTCTTTTGTGGCAGACGAACCTTCTATCTTTGGTAAACCTAACCATTCTTATATTGAGCGTGAAATTGAGTGGTATAAATCAATGTCTCTCAATGTAAATGATATTCCAGGTGAAACACCAGCTGTCTGGAAACAAGTAGCTACACCAGATGGACGTATTAACTCTAACTATGGATGGTGTATTTGGTCACATGAAAATGGTGACCAATACAACAATGTCTTGCGTGAGCTTAAGCAAAAGCCTACTTCTAGGCGAGCTACTATGATTTATACACGACCAACTATGTGGGTAGATTATTGTCATGATGGTATGTCTGATTTTATGTGTACAAATGCAGTACAATATGTTATAAGAGATCAAGCATTACATGCTATTGTTCAAATGCGCAGCAATGATGTCTTTTATGGCTATAGAAATGACTATGCTTGGAATGAATATGTACTAAAAATGCTATCATATGATTTAGATGTCTCTCCCGGTATCATTTATTGGAATGTCGGGTCTCTTCATGTTTATGAACGAAACTTTAACTTGGTGAAATGATGAGTGATAAGTGGCACGATAACTTTTTAAAAATGGCTGAGCATATTGCCGGATGGTCTAAAGATCCATCCTCAAAAATTGGAGCGGTAGCAGTTGGTGATCGTCGACAAATACTAGCTACAGGCTACAATGGCTTTCCACGTGGTATTAAAGACTATCAAGACAGACTTGAGACTCGCGAGACCAAGTATAAGTTCATGGTCCATGGCGAGATGAATTGTATTTATAATGCGACTCTCAATGGTGTCAGTCTTAATGGCGCTGACTTATATGTTCATGGTCTGCCAGTATGTTCAGAGTGCGCTAAAGGTATCATCCAAGTTGGTATCAAGCGTGTATTCATGCGTTACCCCAATGAAGTTTCTCAGAAATGGCTGGGCATGGGCCTAGAGACTAAAGAGATGTTTGCAGAAGCTGGTGTAGAGTATTACTCTTTATAAGAATTTTAATTGATAGCATGAATTCTTCTAAAAAGTTAATTTACATTTTCTCAATCATCTAAATCAACTACTAGATATTAAACTAATATATGAAAGGCACGAACCATGAAAAAAATACGTGTAGCAATTGTTGGCGTCGGTAACTGCGCAAAATCACTCGTAGAAGGTGTTGCCCTCTACTCTCACTCTAATAGCTGCGATGGCCTAGCTTTTACTAGTATTGGTAGCTACACTGCTAGTGACATTGAGTTTGTACTGGCTTATGATGTTGACCCCCGTAAGGTTGGCCGCGATCTAAGTGAGGCTATCTACGCTAAGCCTAACTGCGCCATGAACATCCTTGACAATAAAGTTGCGGCTGATTGGCTAAATGATGTAGGAGCTGGTAAAGCCATTGTAAAGCGAGGAGCTCTTTATGATGGCGTAGCTCAACATATGCTTACAATGCCGGAAGATGAGAGCTTTCGAGTTACTCATGATCCTGAGCCAACTATGTCTGACGTGATCAATGATCTTCATAAATACAAGGTCGACATCCTTCTTAACTACCTTCCAGTCGGTTCAGAGACTGCAACTCGTTTTTATGTAGAAGCTTGTTTGGAAGCTAAGATTCCGTTTGTTAACTGTATTCCGGTATTCATTGTATCCGACCCATACTGGGAGAAGCGACTACGCAATGCTGGAATACCAGCTATCGGCGATGACATGCGTTCTCAACTTGGAGCATCGATCATGTCCCAGGCTCTTCAAGAGCTTTTCTTCAATCGTGGCATGAAGGTCAAATTTCATGAACAGACAAACCACGGCGGCAACACCGACTTCCTGAATATGATGGACCAGTCTCGATTAAAGTCTAAGAAAATCAGTAAGGAAAATGTTATACGTTCACAGAATGATATTCGCAACATTCCTGTGCCAAAGAATGGCATCTATGCAGGACCTTCAAGCTATATTCCTTATCATGGCGATAATAAGATTGCTCACTTTCGAATTGAAGCTGAGGGTTTTGGCGGTGCTCCCGTGGTATTTGATGCTCGCTTGTCCGTTCAAGACTCACCTAATTCAGCTGGTGTAGTTATTGATGCTATTCGTTATCTTAAGGTAGCCCATGAGATGGGGATGATAGGTTCTTTGCATGGCCCATCTGCTGCAACACAAAAAACTCCACCTAGCCAGATGATGATTAATGACGCTTACAATGAGTGTAAGGCGTTATCTAATCGTCAGTGGACTTCAGTAACTGAAAAGAACAATCGTCTTCGAATCGGCTGCGGCTGGGCTGAATAATGCGTTCTACCGAAGATGTTCTTGCCGCTGCCTCTTGTCAGCTTTTAGCTCAAGCTGACAAGAAAGTTTGCCTCGACCTAGGTAAGTTCATCCGCGAGTTCAATCGTCGTGAGTGGACAGTTCGTGTTAGTGGTCAGTGTACGACGTTTGAGCAGTACGTCAAAGACTTTTACCAAGAAGCTCACAGAGACGTCTTTGGTTACGGCTTTGTAGTCGAAGGTAAGCCTGTTCCATACTTCCACCCAAACAGGTCTTTTCACGACGAGATCATATGGCTTAATGCTAATCTTTACTATGATGCTAGCGTGTCTTTCGTTAACAAGCTTCTTAACTCTGCTTTGGTCAAGTTTTACGGACCGTCCAAGACTCTGGAAATCATTACTGGTAGAGCCGGAGTTCCAGGAAGTTCTAAGACAGACTTGCCATATGTAGACTTTGAGAGATACGATGTCGACGATAACTACGCTTACACAGTTACTAAGAATATTGAATTAGCTAAGTTTCACAAGGCTCGCATCTGGGGAACTACCGAGCTTAGAACTAGCCTTCAGACGGCCGCTTCTAGGTATTCTAAGTCTAACCCGTCGCCGATCGACTGCCGAGGAGTTCCGGGAGTAGTAGAAGCAGGTCAGTCTTCGCGCGCCGGGAAGATGCGCTCTTCTGACATGATACACTGGGTTGCTAGCATGCGCGAAGACCTAGTGTCCTTCTACTCTAAGAAGCCCGACATGCGGGGCTCGTTCGAGAAACTGACGTCCTATCCAGGCATCGGTAACTACTACGGATACCACTTCTCGTCCAACCTGTGCAGGATGCCTGGTATCGGAGCCGCTGGCTTGATTGAGGCTCCGGCAACTAGATACCAATGGAGTCTTCTCAAGAAAGCCGACTCGAGATTGACTCACGGTGACCTTAACGAGAACGCTGACTACGTGGTTGCTGGTCCAGGGGCGTGCAGGACTCTAGCCAGGCTATGGCCCGAGCTCCCCATAAATACTAGAACGACCATGAAGATGATTCTCGCCATTAGAGACGACCAGCAAAACTTTTTCGGGATACACTCAGAAAGAGACGTGAAGCACCTAACAGAGGCCAGTGAGCTTGGTTGCTTCACTACGTTCGGAGTAGAGATAGCGTGTTGCCAGTACGATGTGTTCGACCGCGTCAGAACTTCTCTACCCATGGCGTCCAACAGAGCTCAGGCTCCAATTTCTACAGAAGTTAGCAGTTCTGCACAATCGTCACTTATTAATTTTTTTCATTGAAAAGGTGTGTTATATCATGGATCTAAAGAAGTTTAAGGGCGTGTATGTACGCCCAGGCGATGCGGCTGACAAAACCAATGGTTAACGAGTGTCGAAAAAACTACGTAAACTTTAAGTTTGACGAGAGCTACAATAAGAAGATTGAGAAGCAGTTTGAGCTAGTTAGAGCTGAGCCAAATCACGGCTTCTTTAACAAAGGAAGCAACAGGGAGATGTTTGATGTTAAAAGCAACTCTGTGCTCTACGGCTTTGATCTCTTCTATCGAAGAAAGAATCAAACATGATTAGATCTGCTGTTGCTGCTCCATTTATTCCTATATCTTCTATCTTTTCCAGCCACCGGGGAGCTCAGGGAGTCATATATGGAGATATGATTCATGAGAAAGGAGAGGAAGAGGTGGTCATTGACATTGGAGCTAAGATGATCGATGACTTCAATGAGTTTGATAGACTATACATCTACCATGGAAATGATTGGTCAAATTCTCTTAATCTCTATGGTGGTATGGATAAATTTCCTTACGCAAGTAACATTAAAAATATTTCTTTCTTCAAGGGAGAAGTTATCTCTCTGTGCCACGATATTCCAGACTATCATTATCTTCTTAGCAAGAAGATTAGACTATCGCGCGAGGCTAATTGCTCTATACTAGAAGATTTTCTTCGAATAGATTTTGATAACTTACTTTCTATACAGAAGAAAGCAAAAATAGTCAAGCACCCGTATCTTACCAGCAAAATCACGGTTGGGGATAGCCATGATATAAGCATGTATCGTCCAGGATGGTCAGTAAATACAATTCCATTTAAGACTCTGTTCGGAGCTCTCAAAAAAGGGCTCTTGAATTTCGTTACCGAGCCGTATGTCGGGACTAGCATTGAGGCAGAGGAGATAGAACTCTATTTTGGAAACATTGACGTCAGGCACCATCTGTGCCGCCAGTCTGACCAACGAGTAGTTTTAGAAGAATTGGTAACCGAGTATGTTAAGCAAGCCATCGAGCTTCGTAAGACTCTAACCAGAGTCAAGAAGATCACAATCTGCGAGCTCCTTCCTATCGAGGATGAGTCTCGAATCATCCCTAAAACTGGGATGTACAATAATCGCGGCTTTTGGGGCTCTTGGTCTGATCGTAATGCTGCTAGAGAACAATTTGGAAAACTATGCGAAAAGCTTTGCACTTCTAACGGACTTTACTTCAAAAAGTGGACTAACTATCTCTTGAACGACAAAGGACAACTAGACTTCAGCCATATGGAATATAAGAGGTCTGTTCACTTATCTAGGATGAGCTATCCGCACTGGACTGGAAAAAAGTGGAATGAAGTTTTTTTAAAGAAAGTTGCTAAAGAAAAAACTAATAGTAATCTAGAAAGGTTTATGTAATGGGTAATAAGTATACACATGCTTCTATAGTACCTCTTATTGGGGGAATGACTTTAGCCCAGCATGACCATGCTGGAGCACCGCCTGAGTATCTTCTGACTTATGAAGGCTTCCAAGACAACGAGTCTCACTTGCTTAACTACTACAAGTATAAGTATGATGTTAATCTTCCATATTACTACGTTGATCGCGGCGAAAACCCTCATTCTAAAGTAGACATCGTCAACACTACCTGTCCATGCGCAGGACTATCTCAGCTCTCTCATGGATTTGGCACTGACAACAAGAACAACCAGTGGATGATTAAGACGGCTGAATATGTGCTTGGTTACCTTAAGCCAAAGGTATTCTGGGGTGAGAATGCTCCTGGATTTGCTAGCAAGATAGGATTTGATATTCGTACTCAGCTCATTGCAATTGGTAAAAAGTACGGTTACTCAATGTCAATATATCGAACTAAGTCTCTTCTACATGGAACGGCTCAAGTTCGCTCTCGCTCGTTTTATTTCTTCTGGGAGAATGGAAAAGTTCCAGTGTTTGATTGGTATAATCGCGGACATCCAAAGATCGAAGACGTCATTCGTGACGCCGCTAAGCACAACAGCCAGATGGAAGTAATCAATCATAAGACTCCATCGCATGACCCGTACTATCGCTATATCCTCGAAGAGTTGTACGGCGGCATCGATCATCGTACATTCAGTCATGAGAAGATGGAAGCCATGGGGATTGGGAGCAATGATGTGTTATCATTTATAGAACGCAACAATATTACATACACACAGTTAATCAACTGGCTTCGTAAAAAGGGCTATGAGTCTGAGGCTGTAAAGTGTGAGCGTAGAGACGCTAAGCTTAAAGCTGGACAGAACATCATGCGGCGCGGAACTATCATCCCGAAAAACTATATCGGCGCATTTGTAGGTCACTATCCCGGGTGTTTAACTCATCCAGATGAAGACCGATACATAACTTATCGAGAAGCTATGTCTATCATGGGGCTTCCAGGAGACTTTGAGCTTCTTAATCCCAAGAAAAACGTAAATCATATTTGTCAAAACGTTCCGTTTAGCACTGCCCGCGATATGGCAGAAGAAGTATTTGAAGCTCTAGAAGATAGGCGCCAGTGGGTAGACCAGTTCTACTCTTTACAAATGAACTACAATCATACTATCGAGTATCCAATAGTAAACACTAGGCAAAAGACTCTAATTGACTTTTTGAATTGAGGTGATGATGATTGACACAAGTAAAAAAATAGTGTATAAATATAATGAGGATCAGATTATTGCTGATCTTAAAGCCTATATTGATAGGACATATGGTGAGCATTACAAGGCTGAAGACCTAGAGACGTTTGATGTCTGGGAAGCCATGGGTACTGCTTCCACTACTTCTCGGGATACTGCTATTAAATATCTCATGCGTTATGGCAAAAAGAACGGTAAAAATAAAGATGATTTAATGAAAACACTTCATTACGTTCTTCTTTGTCTTTATATTGAACATTATAAAAATAAGGTGAATACATAATGGAAATTAAAATTGAAATGGATGTACTAAGGAAGCGTAAACTCTTCCTTGCTGCTCCTATGTACGGCGGGATGTGCGCTGGTCTTTTTACAAAGTCTGTAGCTGATTTGACAGCAATGTTTGCTGCAAATGGTCTAGAACTAAGATCATATTTTCTTTTCAACGAGTCTCTTATTACTCGTGCTAGAAACTATTGTGTTGATGAATTTATGCGCTCTGATTGCACTCACATGATGTTCATTGATTCCGATATTGGTTTTGATCCACGAGATATTGTTGCTATGATGGCATTACAATCAGATGACTCAGAATATGATGTGTTGGCAGGTCCATATCCAAAGAAGACTATCTCTTGGGAAAAGATCAAACTGGCAGTCGACAAGGGTATTGCAGATGATGATGCTAATGTACTAGAAAAGTATGTTGGTGATTATGTATTCAATCCTAAAGCTGGTAATGGTACTATTCGTATTGATGAACCAGTAGAAGTATCTGAAGTTGGTACTGGTTTTATGATGACTCGCCGTTCAGCTTTTGAAAAATTTAATACGGCTTATCCCGGATATTCTTATAAACCAGATCATGTTCGAACCGAACATTTCGACGGATCTCGTGAGATTATGCAATATTTTCAAGCTGAAATTGATCCTGACTCCAAGAGATATCTCTCTGAGGATTATTGGTTCTGTCAAAAGCTAATCAAAGCTGGTGGAAAGATTTGGTATTGCCCGTGGATGAAATTACAGCATGTCGGTACCTATATTTTTGGTGGATCACTAGCGGATCTAGCATCTATTGGTGCACCAGCTACTGCTGACCCAGCAATGTTAAAAAAGAACAAATAAAAAAGAGGGGAACTAGTTCCCCTCTACTTTCTTATTCCTTTTTAATCTACCTCTAACAAATCCTTCCGGTATTTCTTGACCTTTAGGGATCATTTTTGCAACTGTACCATTATTATACCATTTAACATCGTTTTCTTCATAATATTTTTTTAAATTATATGCAAAACTTTCTGGT